GAACGTTTCTCCGGGGCCTCGATGCAGAACTCATACTCGTGGCGGAACAACCCCTTGTCCCGGCCGTAGGGCCGAATCATGTTGATGTGCTTACCGACCAGCTTGCGAACGTGGGTCATCAACAGCGACGGGTGCTGGGTAATCAGGTGAATGTCGAGGCCCTGGTGCCGGTGCGTCTCGAAGCGAGCGACCTTCTCCGGCCGTGCCCGGGTGCCATCGGCACCGAAAAAGCGCTGGGCTTCGTCGATCACGATCACCGAGCCGTCAGGCTGGTTGAACCACTGTTCGGGCGTGTCGAACTCGACCCAGTTGGACTTCAGGCGATCGAGCTTGAGATCCGGAATGCCCGAGTAGTAGATCGTCCTGGGCGGCAGGTCGGGGTGGTCGGGGTCTTTGTAGAGACGCTTCGTCGGGTCGGCGGGATCGGGCTGGTGCTCTTCATCAACCTCCTTGAGAGCATTCAACGTCTTGCCGGCTCCCGGCAGTCCTGTGCGTAGAAACAACATGGCGGCGCCCTCCCCTTATGCTTGGTTACCAAACCAGCGGATCGAAGTTTTCGAGCCACTGGAGTTCATTCCCGACAACACGCCGCGAGCGATGTAGGCGGAAAAGTAGATGTTCATGCACACATCGATCTGCAACAGACCGAGCATGTTTAACCACTCAGGCGGTACAGAAACGAGACTGGAAAACACAAAGTCTTTCGCCCAGGTCATCGCGGTCGAAAGTCCGGTGTAAGTCACCGCCGCAAACCCCAACCCGCGCAACAACTTCCAACCGAGCGGCACCAACGACCAGCCCAGGGCGCGCAGGAACAACGCAATAACAGCCGGCATCAGACAAACCCTCTTGCAATAATTTCAGCACCACCGCGCATGGCAAAAGCGACCATCAAGTAGCCCATCCATTCGAGATAAGTGCACAACCCCGCGACGTTTAAATCCAACGCACCAGGAGCACCACCCACCCAGGTATACGAAACAACCGGCAGCATCGGGCACGACTTGGAAAAGCGCGTGCTGGTGTCGAGCATGCCGTCCAGCGTATGCGTATTGCCCGCAGTAGCGGTCAACGGCTGATAGTCGGAACCGCCAAACTCAGAGTTGAGAGCGGTTTGAATCTTCGACTGCGCATCGTCGAGATTGCGGAACTCTTCATCCTTACAACGAGCGTCATGAGTCTGCCGCAAGATCGCGCACTGGATAGCATCGCCGGAACACGCCGGCGTAGCAGTGCAAACGCCATCGCCCGAAACAGTAGGGCCCTCCTCATCCTCCTGCTCTTCTTCAGCCTCAGATTCAGGCGTAGAACAACCGGAGCCAGTACACGTCGAGGTCGTATCGCCCGCCGATCCGTCGGCTTTTGTCGAGTCATTGCTGACGTTCGTCGTAGTCGTCGGAGAGCAACTATCAACGCCGGAACAGCTGGTCTTAGTCGTCGTCGTGGTGGTAGTCGTATCTTTCGAGCCGTCGGCGTTGGTTTTCTCGGTCACTTGAGTAGTGACTTGCTTGTCGACTAACTTCGGCGACGGCGTTTTAGCCACGCAGGTAAACTCGGCGCCCGAGCCCGTATCAACAGTGCCACACGTAAAAGCGCCGGGATTCTTGAACACTTCGGACGACTGGCAGGTATAACCGATACTGCCATCGGCATTCGTTACTTTCTCAGTACACTGCGACGACGTATCGCTAGTGGGAGCAGCAGGAGAAGGCGCGGTTTGAGGTGCTTCTGAACTGGTACACGAAACACCATTGCCTTGATAAGTAAAAGCACCAAATACACCATTAGGCGCACCAGACTCATAGCGATACATACGAGTCGGAGAGCCGCCATTCCACGAGTACTGGCACTGAGACGAACAGACAGTCTGCGGAGGATCGGTGTGCCCACCGACTTTACCAGCGCCGGTAAAATCGCCAACACGGTATTGATGAGAGACAGTCTGACCGACAGTCGGCAAACATGGGTCATTAGGAACGCACGCCCCAGTCGAGACGCTATACGTCGAGCCGGCCGGACAAGATGTCCCGTAACGATCAACAAGTGCAGAATATCTCTGGGTGCCGGACGGGTAACGAACATAACACCAACTCTCAGTGTCAGTAGGACCAGTTAAACCAATCCAACTAAAAACGTCGCCAGGAGACTTTAAATTATCAAAAAACGCTTGGCATGCAGATAAAGCACTAGGAAACTGCAAAGTTGTATCAAAAAGTCCCGTACCGTTGATTCGCCAATAATAGTCAACAGCAAAAACGCTCTGTCCAACAAAAACCCCCGCCAAAAAGAAAAGAGACTTTAAAGCCCGTCTAACGCCCAGAACAGAGAATAACGAACGCGACCAGGACCCCATAAAACGCCAAATCTTCCGGACTGATATACATGAAAAGAACCTCATAAACTTTTCTCCAGGCAATAAAAAAGCCCGGACGGTGAAAACCGCCGGGCCTTGCTTAGGGCTTACGTCCCGGAGCGCTGGGCTTTCTTAGCCGCACCGATCAGTGCGCCCAGGCCGAACATAGCCGCCGTCACAGCTACGGCCGCCGTAACGCCGCCGGCGATGTACAGCAACGGTTTGGTGATGTCGAGATCACCCTCGGCAGCGAAAGTCGCGCCGGAAGTCAGCAGCAGGGCGGAGCCAATAGCAACTTCGCGTTTGCCAACGGAGAACAGCGCTTTGAGTTTTTGCATAGTGATTACCTCAGTGTGGAATCGTTGTGCGCATTTTCTTGCCGACCCAGACCGCTACGAACAGAGTCAGTAGTGCCCCAGTTATCTCGGCTTTCTGCGCGATGGTTAACGCGGGCGTTAGAAAGTCCCGCATTTCTTGGACCGTGTAAGTGTTCAGCGTGCCCTGGCAGATCGTGGAGCCATCCGCCTGGACCAACCAGGCACCTTCACAGCCGAGAAAGTTCATTCAGTTCCCCCCATCCCCCCCTTCCTTTTCCTACGGAAAAGCTCGGGGGGCAAAGCAATCGGAAATCAAACCGCCTTCGCGGCAACAGCGGCAGCGGAAACAGAAACCGGAGAAGAAGACGGCGACGATTGAACCGGACGAGCCTCCTGAAGACGCAACGGCAGCCCGGCGAGCGAGTAGGAAATCCGCTTGTACTTGTCGTCGAACTCATCCTGATAAGGTGCGAAAACTTCGGAGCCGACCAAGTTACGGTAGGAGTTATGAACGCCGTCTTTGATCTGCTGACCAAAGACACGCAGCTTAATTGTCTCGGTGATATCGAAACCGTCGCGATCCTTGCTGGTAATCTGAATACCAACTAGCGCCCAGCGCTTATCGCCTTCACCTTTATCCGCCACACCCAGAACATGCCCGCGAAGAATCTTCATACCCACACCTCAATCAATAGCCGAACAGCTCGGCAACACACGGAGTTCCACGCTCCTCGCGGACCAGGAACCAAACTTTTTCAGCAGGAACGCCCTTTTCCTTCCGAACTTCCAGCGCCTGGACAGTGGCGTCGACCTGCTGTTGCAGCGGAGAAACCCCGGAAGAGCGCATACGGCGCTGAAGCTCGAGGCGTTGACGCTGGCTGGCCGTCAATGACGTGCCCTGGAAACTCACTTTCTTCATGACCTAGCCCACCTGCCGAGAAGATGAACAACAATGCCGCCCAGGAGCGCGACGGCGAAAAGTTCCACCGTCGCACAGATCACAGAGAAACCTTGCAGGCTTGGAAGATCGCAACCGACAGCGCATCGGAAATCGAAGGCATCATCTGAACCGTATGAAGAGCCGACAGCACGTAACCGAAGCCAAAACCAACAAAGCCAAATACGACAGCCAGTCGAAGCGTCGAGAGACTCATGCTGCCACCAAGCGCAGATGACGAGGAACAACGGCATGGCGGTAGAAGTCAGGCGCGGGAATATCGAAGGTCCGTTCAACTTCACGAACGTTGCGGATGAAGACGACACCATGGCGACCGGCGTCATACGGCAACTTAATATCGATACCGATCTGACGAAGGCGTGCGCGGTGAGTCTTGACGGAGGACTTCTCAAAATCAAAAGTCTTACCGTGCATCCACTCCATCGCATATGTCGCCGTGCGAGAAGCAGCGATCATCGAATCGCAAATGCCCTCGCTGAGGAGTTGTTCCGAGATACTTGCAATATCCATCGCCGTCACCTGTAGCCTGTCGCCCACCGTCAAAAACTCCGCATGCACGTCGCGGAGCCGCTGCTCGTCAAAGAGGCCCCAATAACAGAGGCACTCACGCTTCAAAAACTCGCTCTTGAGTTTGATTTCAGATCGGACCAAACCGACCGAGGCGCACCAGTCGCGCAACCCCTTCACATAAAGATATTCGTCGGAATCTTCGCCATACGCGCGCTTAACCTTAGGCAACAAATGCGCATCGAGTTCGGCCGCCTTGTTGTAATTGCCCGGATAGACCAGGCGCCCCGCTTTCTCGCCGCCCTTGGGAGTCCAAACAACCGTGTTGCCGTCCGGGTACAGGTAGCCAATCGAATGCCGGAAACGCTGGCTCGAAATGCCCCGCAGGTAAGCCCGTTCGTTGCCCTGCCCTACACAGAAGTTACTGGTCAAATCGAGACGAACGAACACCGCCCCATCGACCACTGCTCCGCCATCCTGCAGGCGTTCGACCTTGGTGCACTTGGTCATCGCCGGCAGGCCGTACTCGGCAAGCAAAGCATTGACGACACGCATGCAGTCGTCCACAGAGGCAAAACCGAAAACGTTATCCAGGCGATTGAGCCGGCTGGGGTTACCGTCAACAAGGATGCGGCGACCAGTAACCCGGATACGGAATTTCGTGCTGTAGCTACCCTCGGCAAAGAAGGCGGGGCAACCCTCGGACAGCAGCTCCTCGGTTTCGGTGTCGAAGCGCCGGATGACCACATCCGCGACCCGGGGCAGGTCATGCGGGAAATCCTGATAGGCGGTGATCCAGTCGTAAAACATGCACGAACCCCAGAAGAAAAAGGGTGTCAATCGTGAGCCGTACAAAAATCACAAATGACAATTGAACGACTTTATAGCGTAATCACACATGACAAATCAACTCATGAAAAAATCACATGAGGCGCAAATCACACGTGACGAGGTTCGAAAGAATGGCCAAGACCTACAGGCTCAGAGACGAGGCAGTAGACGCACTGAAAGAAAAGCGGATAGAGCTGATCGTCGAGCGCAAAGAAGACGTGAAGGAAAGCGAGCTGCTAGGAATGCTGATCTGGAAGCACCTGAAAGGAGTGACCGAAAAGGACCTAGAGGAATACCGCGAACAGGTGCTAGGGAAAGGCTAAACAACGGTCAGCCGAGCCCAAGCAAGAGCCTCTCCGAGGGCCAGGGCTGCACCCTGGACGGCAGGACCAGAGCAGAAGCGAGGTCCGCAGAAGGATAAAAAGTATGGGAGTCCATACCAAAGTGGGGGTGTTAC